CATGCTGCGCATCCGGTACACGTCCGGACTCAAGGATGCGCGGGCCGACTACCCTGACCTGATCGACCTGATCTACCAGGTGGCGGCCGTCGGCATCCTTGAGGATGTTCAGGTGCCGTCATCGACGTCGATCTCGGCCGACGGCCTGAGTCAGTCGAACAGCGTGGACGTGATGAAGCTGCGCGAGGGCGTCGACAAGAAGATGGACGACCTGCGCCGTGCCATTCATGGCGTGTCCATGGCGTTCCTCTGATGCAGCTGTCGCCGGTCAAGTTCAACGCGCTGCTCAACAACCTGGGCCAGATGACGGGCCTGCGCCGCGCCCATGATTGCCCGTGCCGCGACCCGTATTCCGGCGCCGCCCGGCAGGATTGCCCGTCCTGTGCCGGCGTGGGGGTCATCTGGGACGCGCCAGTGGACGCCATGGTCGCCCTGGCTGGCCAGAAGGTGCAGCGCGGGTGGGCGCAGTTCGGGTACTACGAACAGGGCGACGTGGTGCTGACCCTGCAGTCGGACTCGCCGGCCTACGACATGGGCGAGCGGGACCGGGTGGTCTTCGTGCAGTCCAGCATGCCGTTTTCGGTGGTGCGCACGAACACCGGCGCCCAGAAACTGGAATTCCCGGTGGCGACGATTGAATCCGTGCTGTGGCTGGACGGCGCTGGCGTGCGGGTGGACGGCGCGCTGCCGGCCGTTGCCGCCGACGGCACGCTGACGTGGGCGTCCGGCGCGCCGCCGGCCGATACCCAGTACAGCATCACCGGGCGCAAGCGGCCTGAGTATTTCTGCTGGGGCGACTTCCCGCAGGACCGCGCCCACCATGGCGGCCTGCCGCTGCCGCGGCGGGTGGTCCTGCGGCGCTTCGACCTGTTCGGGCGGACGCAGCCGTGATGGCCGCCTTCCGCCGCCTGCGCTGCTGGATTCTCGGTCACGAGCCGCTGGTTCTGGACCGTCGCGACTGGGTTATTCGTTGCCCGCGCTGCGGCCACGGCGTCATGAGGATGCGCCCTTGAGCGCCTTCAACATCCGCGTCGCCATCGTGGTCCCGCTCGGCGCCGCCCTGGACGCGCGCACCCTGCCGAACGTGGCCGCCGCCGTGGCGCGCCTGGCCGAGAAGGGGCAGGAAATGTGGCAGGCCTACGCGGGCGGCGCGCCGCTGCCGGCCGGCCAGCGCGTTCAGTCGCGCAGCGGCGCCTACCTGCGGTCGATTCAGGTGCGCCAGCTTGGCGAGCTGTCCTACGAGGTCTACTCGGAACTGCCCTACGCCGATGTGATCGAGAAGGGATCGCCCGCTCGCGACCTCAAGCGCATGCTCGATACGTCGAGCAAGGTGAGGATGAGCAAGGACGGCAAGCGCTACCTGATCATCCCGTTCCGGCATGGCACGCCCGGCACTACCGGGTTCGGGTCCAACGTCATGCCGGAAGCGGTCCACGAGATCGCCCGGGCGCTGGCGCCGTCGATCGTGACCGGCATGGGCCGGCGGACGTCGGGACACGGCGCCTACGACATCGTGACGCGCGCGCCGATGACCGTGGCCCAGCGCAAGTACAAGTGGGGCGACCGGCTGACGGCCGCCGCCATTGGCGCGGCAGGTGTCCACGGCACGCCGCAGCGGCGCATGGCCGGCATGGTCAAGATGCAGGGCCACGCCGAGTCTGGCAGCAAGCACACGCAGTACCTGACGTTCCGCAACATGGTCGAGGGCTCGCCCGGGTGGCTGGCGCCGGCACGGGAAGGCCTTTGGCCGGCCCGCACGGTGGCGCGCAAGCTGACGCCGGCAGCCGAGACCATCATTCAGGCGGCGGTCAAGGCCGACGTCGAGTCGTTCATGGGGGGCGGATGATCGCCTTCATCCGCCCGATGCCGGCCGGAAACGCCGTGCAGGTCATCCTGTCGCCGCCCGCAGGGGCCGTGCGCTGGCGTGTCCTGCGCCGGCTCGACGCCAACTTCATGGGCGAGGCCGACCCGGGCGCCGTACTGGTCGAGGAAGGCGCCGAGCATGCCGTGATGGACATCATCGGCCTGACGAACGGGACCACCTACCACTACCGCGACTACGCGCAGCTTTCCGATGGCTCATGGGTGGCTGGCGACGTAGTTTCGGCGGTGCCGGCCTACAGCATCACCGATTCCTACGATGACGTCCTGGTCCTGGTTCGCGATCGCCTGCGCCTTGGCCTGGCAGAAGAGCGCGCGATGGGCAAGTTCGCCAGCCCGGACCCTGTGCAGGTGATGACCGCGCCGCCTCAGTTCAGCGAAACATCGTGGCCGGTCGTGACAGTACATTTGGCCAGTGACGCGCCGGCAGAAAGGGCGCTTGGCGAGCAACTGGATTCCGATTTCGATGCCGACCTGGATATGTGGCATGACGACGAGGGATGGCTGTCGAGGGTCCGCCTCGACGTCATCGCTTGGACGCTCAACCCAGACCAGCGCATTGCGCTTCGGCAGGCCATCCGGCGCGTGTTTCAGGCCAACCTGCCGGTGTTCGATTCGCGCGGCATCGTCCAGGTCGAGATCACGCAGTCTGACGTCGAGGACTTTCAGTCCTACAGCGCCTCGATTTATCAGGCCGTGTTCGGGTTTTCCTGCATTGCCCCGCAGGGCGTGCGCAGCATGACAGACGACATCGATTCGGTGGACGTCGTAACGGAGGTGATCGGTGGCTAAGGCGCATCCAAGTGAAGTCGATGTTTCGCCGGAAGAGCCGGTGGAATACGTCAGCGAGCCGCTTCCTTCCAGCGCGCCGCCGCCCGACGTGACGCCGGCCCTGAGCCTAGAAGAATGGTGCCGGCGGGCATCCGAAGGCCGCGGCAGCGTTGAACTGCTGGCCGGGTTCTATGCCGACGCCATGGCCGCCGGCCTGACCCGTGCCTCGGCCGCCGAATTCAAGGCCGCCTTCGACGAATTCGGGCGGCGCCCGGCGTAACCAACCAGGAGAATTCAAATGCCCGTTTTTTTCGATGGTGAACTGCTGGTCACGCCGACCGTCCGCTCGCGCGTGGACGATGCCGCGATGGCAAACCAGAACGCCGCCGTTGGCAACCTGATTTGCCTGATCGGTCGGTCGCAGGGCGGCGAGCCCAAGAAGCCCATCTACCTGAGTTCGCCGGCCCAGGCCGCCGAAGTTCTGCGTGACGGCGAACTGCTGACCGCGGCCCTGAAGGCGTTCGCGCCGTCGGCCGTGACGGGCGGGCCTTCGCAGGTGGTGGCGATGCGGGTCAACCCGGCCTTGCAGGCTGCGCTGACGCTGGTGGACGGTACCGCTCAGCCGGCGATCAACCTGGTGTCGACCGACTACGGCATCTACACGAACCAGATCAGCGTCAAGGTCGAGTCCGGCACCAATACCGGAAAGCGCCTGACGGTGCAGCTTGGCAACGACTACGCCAGCCAGGACAACGTCGCCCGCAACGCCTTCACGGTCCAGTACAGCGGCGCCGAACTGACCGCCGTGATGACCGTGAGCAATGCGTCGCTGGTGCTCGAGGCGCCGTCCGGATCTCCGGTGGCCACCATCGACCTGAACGTCTACAACACGGTCCAGAAGCTGGTCGACCGGATCAACGCCGTGCCGTCGTTCACCGCCGCCGTGGTTCCTGGCAGCGCCAACACGCCAGCCCTGAACGGCCTGGACGGCGCCACGTCGGTCGACGTCAAGACGGCGCTCTACACGGCCAAGGCCGACCTGCAGGCGTGCATCGACTGGATCAACAGCGCGGCCGAAGGGTTCGTGACTGCCACGCGGCCGGCCGCGGCGACCGCCGTGCCGGCGAACATCGGCGTCACGTACCTGACCGGCGGCAGTGACGGCATCGTCACCAATACCGACTGGTCGGACTGCTTCAGCCTGATGCAGGCCGTAGACGTGCAGTGGCTGGTGCCGCTTTCGTCGGACGCCGCGATCCACGCCATGGCCGATGCCCACGCGCAGTTCATGTCGGGCGCCGGAAAGATGGAGCGGCGCGTGTTCGTGGGCGGCGCTACCGGCGTGGCTCGTGACGACGCCATCGCCGCGGCGAAGCTGATCAACAGCGATCGGACGGCCTACGTCTGGCCGGGGCACTACGACTTCGACGCGGCCGGCACCCTGACGCTCTACCCGCCCTACATGCTGGCGGCGGCGATCGGCGGCGCGTTCGCCGGCATCAACCCGGGCGAGCCGCTGACCAACAAGGCGCTGACCCTGTACGGCATGGAAACGCCGGTCCGCGATCCGGGCGATACCGACCTGCTGATCAAGGGCGGCGTGCTGGCCGTGCGCGAGACGCCGCGTGGGTTCAAGGTGGTCAAGT